TCCAGTTCGGTCGTCAATGTCCAGTTCCTCACGCCGTCTCTGGATGTTCCCCTACCGCCCAAGTCAGTGGTTCCCTACCTAGAGTTCCCTCGCTACATCACGAACTACAACGGACAAGCCATTGACGCTGGTAAGACAGCCCAGATCCAGTCGCAGACGATCACGCTGCCCCAGATCCCCGATCTACTCATCATCTATGTGAAGAACGGTCTAACGGCGACAAACTTCGGTGATTCGTATATGCCTCTAGCGTCTCGTGCGTTCGGCGGTGTCGCCAACCCTCTCTCGGTCAATTTTGATAACTTCTCTGGTCTGCTCTCGTCCCAGACGACCGAGCAACTGTATGCGATGTCTATCAAGAACGGTCTAGATATGGACTGGGCNTCTTTTGTTGGCTCGGCGTATGTCGGTCAAGCCCAAGTGCCGACGGGTATTGCGGTCGGCGGATCTGTTGATACAGCAATTGGCACTACGGCGGTGACGCTGGGCGGTTCCGTGCCGTCTTGGTCTGCGGTCTCTGGGTATGGCAAGGGTCTTGCCCCGACGGTCGGCTCCATCCTCGTCCTCAAGCCCAGCCAAGATATTACCCTACAAACGGGACAAAGTCCCAGTCTCGTGGGCAACTTCACGCTCCAGTTCAACATCCAAGTCTACAACAACTCTGGTGTCACCATCACGAACCCTCAACTGTTCGTCATCACGGCGAACTCGGGCTTCTTTGAGTCCATTCGTGGCTCCAGCCGTATCATCAAGGGTGTGCTGTCCGAGCAAGACATCATCGGTGCTCCTCTCGCCCCGACGGCGACGACGCAAGAACTCCAACGCTATGTCGGCGGCGGCGGCATCTTCTCCAACATCGGCAGCGTGATCTCAAAGGTCGTCAGCAACCCCGCTGTGCGTGATGCTCTAATGACGGTCGGTAAGGAGGCTGGTCAGCAACTACTCTCTCACGGCAAGGACTTCGTGATGCGTAAGATCAAGGGCGGCGAGATGAGCGGTGGTATGTCCAGCGGTGGTGCTGCGTCGGGCGGTGCGGCGTCGGGCGGTCGTCGTCGTGGGCTGGATGCTCGTATGATGTGAAAATGTAAATAAGCCAACTCACGCTTTCTTTCCCGCATTTCAAGTTGCTTGATGTGTAATCTCCACTGCTTTGCCTCATATTCGGCAAAATGAAGCCTATTTCGGCACAACCACGCATCCATTTGGATGTAAGACGGGAAAAAAGAACAAGTTATAGAAAAAAACAGTGAATAAAATTAATGATTTTACCATTATTTTTGTGATAGTTGCGATTTTTACCATAGATGAGGGCGAACTATGCGAAATAACTCAAAGAATAGGCGGCGAGTAGCCCTCTTATCCTTTGTGTTTATAGCGACTTGTAGGTCTGTGCCGATGATAGAGAGGTATTGGACGCAACGGATCATCATTTATTATTAGGGTGAGAAGGGGATGCGTGGAATTGAACCACGATTTAGGGATTCAAAGTCCCTCGTCTTAACCTTTGGACGACATCCCCAGTTCGCTACGGTTTCGTAAAGAACTGCGGGTTAAACATTGTTTCACTATCAGAGCAATGGAACTTATTGAAATCAAGTGGATGGTCGGCAAGAGCGGAGGTAAGAGGTGCTGGGCTTATTCTTACTGCGAAGTGTGTAAGGACTGGGTCCTTGCGTCTCGTATCAACCGTCATAGGACAAAAAACCCCAAACATCTGCGACTAATTCGTCCATCAGTTCTTTACGCTTCGTTAGAGGGAAAATAAACAAGTATCGTGTAAGAATAAAAATGTCGGCGATGCGAGTCAATGAGTTTATGCTAGATCTCGCCAAGAAACTGCGTGAGGAGAAGGGTGTGGCGGAAAGCACGGCGAACGCCTACATCCGTGCGATGTATCTCCTTAACGGCAAGGAGGCGTTCAAGAACCTAAACTTCCTCAAGAACACTACTGCCATTGAAGACCTCGTCAAGAAATATGCTGACTCTACTCTGAAGACTATCTACGCTTCCATCGTCAGCGTCCTCTCGCTCTTCAAGGAAAAGCCGACCTACAAAAAGGTCTATCAGCACTACCACGATCTGATGATGGGCAAGGTTGAGGAGGCGAAGCAAAACGAGTCCAGCGACAAGACGAAGAAGCAGACGGACAACTGGATTACTTGGGACGAGGTTCAGAAGAAGGTCGCTGAACTGCGTGAGAAGGTTGCCGAGTTTAAGTCCAACAAGAACATAACAAGTCAGCAGTATGATACTCTCCTCCATTATCTTATCGTTTCGCTTTATACCGAGACACAACCCCGCAGAAACCAAGATTATCTTGATATGTTTGTCGCCAAGAAACAGCCCACCGAAACCGAGCACAACTATGTGGTCCTTACCAAGTCCAAGCCCACTTCGTTCGTCTTTAATAAGTTCAAGACCTCCAAGAAGTATGGACAGCAGACACTGGAGGTTCCAGAGACACTCGCCAATGTAATCTCCGACTACCTCAAGTTTCACCCTCTCAAGAAGAATGCGTCGTTCAAGTTTTTGGTCTCGTCTGACGGAACGCCCATCACCGCCGTGAATGCGATCACCCGTATCCTCAACAAGATCTTCGGGAAGCGTGTTGGTTCGTCAATGCTCCGCCACATCTTCCTATCCACGAAATACGACATCAAGGAGATGGAGAAGGATGCCAACGCTATGGGGCACTCTCTAGACGAGCAGAAGAAGTATATGAAGGGAAGCGGTGAGGCTACGCAAGAGGTTGTAGTTCCGATGATGCCGACGACTCCGTCAGCGTGATCTCCTCCACCTTCTTCCTTGCTGCCTCCTTCTCCTCAATCGCCTTGCGATCCATCTCGTCCTTCTCACGATTGAACTGCTCACGAAGAATGGTCTCAAAGTCGCCCGATCCGCTAACATACATCCACAGTTTGCCGATCTTGTCTTGGAGTCGCCACAGATGGTCGTTGAGGATGAGACGGTGGGCGTTCTGCGTCTCGCCCGTGCTCGTATTGATTAGACCACGAACCTTCTCGCAATCAAAGGTCTCGTCGGCAAACGCCTCCGCCATCGTGCGAACTAGAACGAAGTCAATAAAGTAATCCTCCTTCGGCATTGTTTATCTTTACAATCGGTAATTATTTTTCTTCCATAACCGCAGACGCATACGATTCGCAACGAACGAGAGGCTCGTATCGTGGCGGCGGAGGAGGTATGGCTGGGAAGACGGCGGCGAGTTTGAGTGCTTCTAGTTCCTCACGGATCTTCTTGACCTCCGCAAGTAAAAAGTTGATTTTCGCAAGGATCTCGGGCTGGTAGTTCAACTGCGTTGAGTATCCATTCATCCTTTATTAATCAAACTTCACAAGAAACTTGCCGAATTGGGCTTCATACTTCGGAGGCTCGTCCTTCCACTTCGGAGTCTTCGGCGTCGCCTTCTTCTCCTCCGCTATCTCCCTCGTCGGTTCCTTCGCTGTCGGTGAGTCCGTGACGGGCTCGGAAGTCTTCTTCTTCCCTCGTGGCATCCTCGTGTTTATTCTCTACCCACGACACCTTTTTGAGATCTTCACACCACTTGACCGTGAGCCCCGCAAAAGTATTGTTCTCCACAAAATTGCGACAGATCGTCTTGACGGGCTCGGAGATGTTCGGCGACTGCGACATCTCCGTCAGTATCTTCTTCACCTTATTGTTGATGTTCGTGTGATACTTCGCCCTCATCCGCTCACGCTCTTGTTCTAGGACGGCGGGATCCTCTGCGATCTGCTCCTTGACCTTCTGCCTCCGCTCCGCATCCCGCTGACGCATCTTTGCTTTCAGTTCGTCCTTGTGCTCCTCATAATACTTCTTGTATGACCCAGCCTCCTTGAATGGCATTATTATTGATAGGTTAGATTAGTTTAACTCCAAATGATCCGTTTTGCTTCTCCCACCAAAACGAACTTAAATGCCCCAAGAGTAAGTAAGGTAAGCAATGTGGTATTCTATCAACGAGAACTACGAGGTGTCGGTAGAAGGTCAAGTCCGCAACAAGAAGTTCAATCGTCTTCTCAAACCTTATCTTTGTGGCGATTATCTCGGTCTGCGGATGGGAAACTCAAAGTCCAAAAAGTTCTACATACACCGTCTCGTCGCCGAAGCATTCTTACCTTCGCCTACGGATGATTGCGTCGTAGATCACATT